CTGAACAAGAACTCGAAGATTTAGTCGAAAAGGTGACTGAGCGTGTCGTAAAAAACTTATACACATCCGTTGGTGAGAATGTGGTTAAGAAGTTTTTTTGGGCAGTAGGCAGTATTGTGGTGTCTTTATTGATGTGGTTAGCTGGTACAGGACACCTTGCTAAATGAATATGCAAGACTTACTAAAGGCGGTAATACCAATTATCGTAGCTGCTTTAGCATGGTTGCTTGGTCAAGTACATTCATTTCAAACCCGCCTAACTCAGATAGAAGGCAAGATGCCAGCCCTTATTACTAGCGAGGGCGTGCCTACTGATAGTCCAATTTCAGCCGAAAGACGGGCTAAGATGCGGGAAGAAATCTACAAAGAAGTTCACGACCTCCATGTTCGTGTCAAACTACTTGAGGAAAGGGCTAAGAAATAATGTTCCCATTGACTGCTATATTTGACGTAGGAATGAAAATACTAGACAAGTTCATTCCTGACCCAGAAGCCAAAGCTAAAGCCCAGCAAGAGTTAGTCAAGATGCAACAGGAAGGCAGACTAGCCGAGTTGCAAGCTGACAACATTGAAGCTCAAGAGTTAACCAAGCGCCAACAGTCCGACATGGCTAGCGATAGCTGGCTATCCAAGAATATCCGTCCAATGACCTTAATTGCTATCTTGGCTGGATACTTCATCTTTGCTGGCATGAGCACGTTTGGCATGAACGCCAATGAGAAATACGTAGAGTTGCTAGGTCAGTGGGGTATGCTTATCATGTCGTTTTACTTCGGTGGTAGAACACTGGAGAAAATCATTGATATGAAAAGCAAAACAAATGGCAGCCAAACTAACTGAAAACTTTACCCTAGAAGAACTTACTCATTCCGAAACTGCTTTGCGTCTAGGCTTTGAGAATAGTCCTAGCCCAGCAGCGTATGAGAACCTTATCCGCCTAGCCCAGTTGCTAGAGCAAGTGCGTAAGCTCCTAAACAAACCAATCTTAATTAACTCAGGATACCGTTCCAAGCAAGTCAATGATGCTGTTGGCAGCAAGGATTCTAGCCAACATCGGGTTGGTTGTGCAGCTGACTTCCGAGTACCCGGCATGAGCCCAAAGGAGGTATGCGAGGCTATCATTGCTAGCGACATTCAGTTTGACCAGCTCATCCGTGAGTTCTGGGAGGAAAGCAAAGGCGGTGGCTGGACGCACATTAGCGTAACCAATACCCCTAATTTGACACCACGAGGACAAGCCCTCATCATAGATAAAAACGGAACTAGACCTTATGCCTAAGAAAAGCACTAGCCTGTCGATTGGACGTGGAGAGAAGCTCCCAGTCTCTCGTGGGGCTGGCTTGACTGCCAAAGGTAGGGCTAAGTTAAATCGAGCCACAGGAAGCAATTTAAAGGCTCCAGCACCTAACCCTCGTACTAAGTCGGAGAAAGGGCGTAAAGCCTCATTCTGCGCTCGTATGGCTGGCGTTGTGCGTAAGGCTAAAGGACCAGCAACAAGGGCTAAAGCATCATTAAGGAGATGGAAATGCCGGTAAAGAAGGGTTTGTACTACAACATCAACAAGCGTAGAGAGAAGGGCTTACCACCTAAGAAGCCCGGACAGAAAGGCTATCCAACTAAGGAAGCCTTCGTCCGTTCAGCTAAGACAGCTAAGAGAAAGACTAGCCGTTGATTCATTGGGTGCTCGGAGAGAGTGGAGCCTCATGGCGTTTGCAGTAACTTGCCGTCAAACAGATATGTTCCCAAATGTCCGAGCTGCACCCATGGAGCAGCCCAAACCTTAATCCCATTATCTCTAGCTATCTTGCAGAAGTGATAGTCCTCTGAGAGCAGTCGGTTCGTTCCCGGCTCAATGCTAGTAGCAAAGTACTCCTTAATCTCTGATTCAGGCACTACGTTGCCAGATAAGTCTCGCACGTCATTGTTATAGGTTGGCACCTTGTCTGCTAGCTTCTCAAACACTTCTCGCTTAATCAACATAAAGCCAGTGCCACCATTCCAAATCTCGCATGGCTGGTTAATCGGCACAGTAACCTCGCCCTCATAGCCAACAAGATTGACTACGAATGAGCCAGTGTGCGTCGGTAGCTTATCGTCCTCTACGCCAGCATCAATGGCAGACCTGACTGTCTTCCAGTTAATCTCTTTCTTAGGATAAATGCCACAGATAATCTCCTTGTCGGCATGAACCATAAGCGGTATCTCAGCTGGATTGAACTTAATATCCGCATCAATAAACATCAGATGAGTAGCTGGACTCTTGAGGAAGTTGTTAGCCAGTGCGTTCCTAGCCCGTGTAATCAAGCTCTCATTAAACATGAATGAAAAGCTAGAATCAAAGTCCACTTGCCTAAATACATTAACTAAGCTAATGATGGACTGGGTATAGTACCCAGCGCACATACCACCGTACATTGGAGTAGCTACAAAAATGTGTGGCTTCTCTGCTTCTTGTCTGTCTTCTGTCGTAAATGTTGTCATCTCAATCCCTAGAATAAGTGCCGGTTGTCTGAATACCTGACCGGCGCAAGCTACCTAATATCTCCTTCAGACTGGAGGGGGGTAATAACTACCATGGACTTCCCGCCTTTAACGGGCTTTCCACGTATGACGGTGAGGCTCTCTACTTGAGAATCATCGTCAAATACTCCAGCATCTTGCAAAGCGTCTAAGACTGCCTTCACTCGGTTGTCTATATCCGTCTTGCGTTTATCTCTTGGATGTAGCGTAATGTGCACATCAAGCGGTTCAGCGCCCAACTTAGGCACTCTGTACTCAATAACATACTCCGATACATCCTCTTTGAACTTTCGCCCTTCTGCTGAGATGAACCTACGATGACCATTCGCTCTCCAATAACTATTGATAGAGGGTGGGTAAGGTAGGCTCAATATCAACATCAGCAACTAATAGGCTTAAATGGTCCGTCTCGTGTTGTATCCCAGCAACAAGTACCACCACGTCCATCAGGCTGGCACTTGATTGCAGCAAACGTATTGAATGATAAAGCAACAAAAAGTACTGCGACTAATGTTTTCATACTAATCCCCTTGGTTGGTTAGAAAGGAACGTCTTGGTCATTACGAACTTCACGCTCAATAGGACCCCGTTCAGCACTAGACTGATAGGTGTCTAAAGACAGGCTGACCAAATGCCCGTATTGCGTATTCTTAATCCAGCCAGCTAGCTTGTACATCTTGCCGTCTAGCATGACAGTACCCTTGTAGTCTGGGTGGGTGTCCTTCGTCTTCTTGTTTTGAAATAGCACCCCTTTGCCGTCTTGCGGTATAGATGCGCCTGATTTTAAAATACTCATTTTCTTGCTCCCATTAAGTGATACTTCGCATACAGCGCACCAGACGGGCTACGCATATCTTCTTTGATAATGTTATGACCCTCTGACTTTAGGTCATAGACTACTGCTGCTAACCGTGTGCAATTCATAAAGTCATACGCTTGCATCGGTGTTAGTCCGCCTTTTTCTCTTAGCCACCACAGCACCTTTTCTTTTTGGGTTAGATGTAGCGGTAGGTTGGTTAGCTTTTGTTTTTCCTTGGCTACCCATTCTGCGTGGCTTCGTGCTTTTTTGTGTCTTCGGCGCTCCTGACGGTGGCAAACTTTGCGGTAAATTGTATGCGTTCATGGCTGCTGAGTCCGCTGGTGTTCTGTTCGTTAGCACTAGCCAATTCACGAAGTTTTTTATGCTTTTCCACATCATCTAGTTTCCTATTGTTAATAATCTTGTCGCACAATTCAAACATTCCAGCCTTGTAATCCTCATAGCTTGGATACACAGCATAGGGTTGTTCCATGTTTGGCACCCATAACTTCCATGCTCCCTCAGGTGCAGCATTTAATTCAAACTCGTCCGATGCCATATCTTCCAGCGATACCACTTGTTGATTGGTCGGGTTCTGAAGCTGAAGTTCCACCCTCTGCGCTTGGGGAATGGTTTCCGTTTCACTCTCATCGAGCATACCCAGCCCACAGTGGGCGAGTACAGTGCGCCTAATAGCCTTGGTTGTAGCTTTGAGTATGGCATTTGCGAGTACATCGCCTTTAAGCGAACCGATGGAGACTGCACCCTGATTCTCCGATACACGCCCATCTTTACCCGTACATCTCGTGGATACCAGATAGATGTCGTCAACCTTTTCACGGTGCGTAATTTGCGTTGATAGCCCATGTATCGCACATAGCTGTTGAGTGGCGCTGGCGTTTGCATATAGAACCTCTTTCCCGTTAAGTCGTAATAAATCGAATGGTTTAGCTGCTGGGTCTAGTCCGGCTTGCTGGCATCGGTAGTTGTAATACATAACCTTTTGCTCTGGCTTTAGCTTGGATAAGTCCCCATTGATAACCAATGACTCAATTACTGCTTGGTCTAAGGCAATCGGTGGTGCGGTGTTCTTTACTTGAATTTGCGACATTTGTTTAATCCCCTTTAGGTAATTTCCTACGTGCTTCATTTAACCAAAAACCTTCTACTGCCTGACTGCTCGACTACAAACTTCTCATAAATATCTGGCATAGCCTGTTTGAATAGGTCTGCCGAGAATCGCTTAGATGCCTTGGCATTACGCCACGTGGCTAGTATCTCGCCAGCCGGTGTCATCAGGTCTGAGGCGCTTTGCATATAGCCTTGAATAAAGCCTTGCAATTTGTCCTCTTGTTCCTCTAGCCCTTTAATCTGCGTCTTAATATCCCGTAGCTGTTGGCACATCATCTCGACGTTGCGGTTAGCAATCATGGTAGCCCCATCATCTTGCTTCCACAGTAGCCTAGCGTCCTCTGAGCTTTCAGGAAGTGGCGGGTTCCGTGATTGGATATGACCCCACAGTTCAGCTAATGTCCTTATGAGCTGGTCTTTCTGCTCTTGACTTACATTGACGGGAAAGCAGCATAGCTCTTGCCCCCCAAATAAAACCCCTAAAACCACTTGGTCAACGTTGTGCACAGTAGCTTCATGGATACATTGGGCTAGGTCTGCTGGCGGTATAAAGTCTGTACCATCATCACCAAACTTATTCCTCACTCCAGCGTTGTAATTCTTAACCTCTACAAGTACCTTGGCATCTGCTGAGATGAAGTCAAAGTGTGATTTGATATAGGACTCTTTTGGGTGAGTTAAGGCATAGTCCGCTTCTTTCAGTTCCATGCCTAGCTTTTGCCCTACATAGCGTCCAATCGTATCCTGTAAGCGCTTGCCCCACTGCACAGCTTCAATGTGGTCTAGGTTCTCGATTGTTTTTTCCCCAATCTTTTCGAGATAAACCTCACCGGCTCGACCATTGGCTATCTTACGGGAGTCCCCACTCCACAAAGCCGAGCGCCTATTCTCAGGGCTAAAGTCATCACTCATCTGAAAAGTCCATCATCTTAATAATTACGTGGAATACCCATGCAAAGAGTAGTAAGGATAAGTACATCATAGGTGTTCCACCAATCGTTTAATGATGTCTTTTAAGTGGCTAATGTCTAGCTCTAAAAAGGCGTTCTTTTCTTTTTGGTCTTTGAGATAGCCCTCTAGCTGTCTAATCTCATCTCGCATAATCTCTAGCGTATTGTCTTTACGCTCAAGCTCTTTCTCATACTGAGTCCATTGGTCAAATATTTCTGGCTTGAGAGTTTTTACAACATTATTCTTACTACCTCTAGGGCGACCTCGACCCTTTACCATTTTTACAGTGCTTTTCATACAATCCCCTTGTTAAGTTAAGCGTGTGCTACCTTGTTGAAAACCTTATCCAGCCATCCGTCGTCATCTGTTGGGTGAATCGGCACATAGAATCTAGCTTCTAGTCCACAACCGCTAAAGTGCGATTGTCTAGCGTCAGTGGCTAATAGCTTACGCATAGCGCCATTGACGGGATTGACGATAACGCTATTAGGGTGCATACAAACCCCATGACTAGGCGCATCTTCTGACTCTCCACTCGGTAGAGATAGGTACTTGCAATCAATACATAACTTCATACTTCCCCCTTTTTAGGTAGTTAGGTTAAATAGATATTAGGTATTTACTATTGATATGTCAAGAGGGTGTACCTCAATTCCATAATGGGCTCGCTGGCGGGTAATGTACTTCTGATTACGTGTCGGCGGAGTCCAGCCTAGTTTTTCCCATGTGCGCCATAGATTAGTCTTAGACGAATGGATGTATGGACGACCATCTAGTAAGGTCTTAGGTGCTTCTGTCTGTACGTCTTCAACTACTTTTATTTTTGCGTTGGTCTTAGGCATCTGTTTACTCCCTGTGCATAATTTTGGTTTATTAAACTAATCGAATCTATCCGAATGTTAGGGTAAATACCTAGCGCATCTGCCCTAGCCTCATCAGGATTATGACCAAAAACTGTAATAGAGCAAGGCAACCCGTGAGAGTTGCGATACTCCACCAAATACTCATTGAGATATTCATTCATAGCTAGTCATCTGAACCTAAGCATTGGTCATCTAGCCACGCCTGAAAATCCTCTTGCGTTGCGTCGTATTGCTCGGCAAATAGCTCATCATCAGAGCGAAGCTGTAAAAACTCATCTCTTAATTGTTGCATT